ACCGAAGGCCACGAAAACGTTGAACACAGTTTAAGATTCTGAAAAAACAATCTGGGGGTAAGGGGGCAGCTTATAGCTAAGCGAGTTAAGAATGATTTTTTTTGAGTTTCACGAAAACGAAATGCCTTCAGTAGCCTGCATCTATTTGATTTTCAATCAGAAAACCGACAGGTTCTACGTCGGTTCTACTTTGAATTTCAAATCAAGAGTTATGGCACACCGTAGCTGTTTGAGACGTGGAAAGCATCACTCAGAAAGACTGCAACGATCGTTCGATAAACACGGAGAGAACTGCTTTCGTTTTGTGATTGCGTCTTTTTGCGACCCGCTTTGCGTCCGGTCACTTGAGTCAATATGGCTCAGCAGCGCAAAAGATATTTACAACACCAATCAAAACGCAGCAGGTGGAAGCGACAGAGGGCCAGTATTTTGGTCGTCGAAAGAAAAAACGATTGAGTTTGCAAATACAAAGCAGGCAGCATCGTTTTTTTACAGCGACGGATGCGAACTAAATGTAAGAAAGGTTCAAAAGGCGATTCGGTACTACAGAGTCGTGCAAGGTGGTTTTTTTTCCAGAGAAATGATCACCTTTGAGGATCTGCAAACTAAAAGAAACGCAATCAAAAAAGCTAAGAAAAAGAAAACTGTATTCCAATCAAAAGCAGTTTATGCTTTTGATTTACAAGGAAATCAAACAGCATCTTTCAAGTGTATCGAAGACGCTGCGAAGTTTATAAATCGCGAAAAGTTAACGATATACACAGCTTGCCTAAAAGGAAATCCAGTGAAGAAACTTCTTTGGAGTTTTTCGCAGGTTCATCAAGGCTGGGTTGCAACTAAAGACAAGGTGAGAAAGCCTGTAGTTGCAACAAACGAGCGAGGCCGCATGGAGTTCCGTTCTATTGCAGAAGCAGCTAAATATTTTCATTGTTCTGAAAGTTCGGTGCGCAACGCTTGTAGGTCGCGAAAGATCTGCCGAGGTAGAAAATGGGAGTTCGTTCCGACTTGATGATGGTTTCGGTTGCAGTGAACAATGGATACCCAATTAGCGACGAAGCAAGGCAAGAGTGGGTTGATACCGCTAGCCAGGTTATGCGCAATGGCAACAACAGGGAAAAACTAGCGGCACTGCGTGTTTTGGTTTTGATGGATCAGTTGAATAAAAAAGAAGAACGGGAAAGGATGGGGGATACGATACTTGGAATTGCCGAACGTCTTGGACTTAGAGAAGAGGTTATTGTTGCTTCCGAAGGATCAACAGGTAGCGTTTCTAGTCCAGCTATACAAAGCGAGAAACCAAACGTCATCGACGCATCGTGATAATATGATGCTTCGGCAGCGCGAAGCACGCAGCGAGTCTGCACGTGTCATCATCCCAGATATATCAGACATCGTTCGTCGTGAGAAGTGCTTAGCAGATCCAGAACGGTTCCTGCGAACTTACTTCAGTTCAATCTTTTACAATCCGTTTGCGACGCATCACCTTGCGATGATCGACGCGATTTACGAACGCTGTTTTAGTGGTGGAGATAAAGCGGTAGCAGCTCCGAGAGGAGACGGTAAGTCTCAGGTAACAATCGGCATGGTTGCTTATGCACTGGTCGCAACTCCGATTAGGTTCCCGGTCTTTATTGCACAGACAACCAAAAAAGCATCGAAGCTGTTTAAGCAATGCAAAACGAAGTTCAGTAATGAACGCAAGTTCCCAGAGTTCTTTGCAGACTTTCCAGAGATAACAGCTTGCGTTAAAGCACTTGATGGTGCACCGCAGCGAGCAGCAAAACAACACGTAGACGGCCACAAGACAGATATCATCTGGAGTCAGGAAAAGATCAGACTTCCGTTTGTGTCTGGTTCTCCGTTCGGCGGCAAGCTATGTGTTTACTTCGGACTCGATGCGGCAATTCGCGGAGAAGGAGACGACGAGGACAGGCCAGACTTAGCGATCATCGACGATCCTGAAACTAGAGACGTTGCGTTCTCCCCGACAAATCGACACGAAGATATTGAGGACATGATCGACAGCGACGTTGCGGGTTTAGCAGGTCCAAACAAACGAATCAGCCGAGTCGTCCTAACTACTATTCAGAACCGCAAATGCTATTCGTATCGAGTCACATCCAGACAGCACAAACCAACTTTCGCAGGTGATCGCTATGGCATCCTATCAAGCTGGCCTGAACGTGAAGAACTTTGGGACGAGTACATTGCACTGCGCAAGAAAGCACAATCCGAAGGTGACAAGGACGGCAAGCTAGCTACGCAGTTCTACCGAGACAACTATGAAGCGATGAATCTCGGTGCTGTCGTCACGAATCCTCACAGGTTCGTTTCGGACTTAGATGAGAACGGCAACCAGCTAGAGCTCGACGCACTGCAAGCGTTTTACAACAGAGTATCAGACTGGGGATTAGATCGTGTCTTGGCAGAGCTCCAAAACGAACCAGCGGAAGAGGAAGAACCGGAAGGACTCGGCCTACTACCTGGAACAGTCGCTTCTCGCATGAGCGGTTTAGCACACGCCGAAGTACCCGCAGGCTCGCGAGTGTTCTTTGGTTGCGACGTTGGCAAGTACAAACTCGACTGGGTTAAGATCGCTTTCCACGGAAACTGCGTTGGTCACGTTATCGACTACGGAGAATGGAGCGTCATAGGAACCGACACACGTAGCAGCGACGAAGCGACCGAGATAGCGATCCTACGAGCATTGCATGAGCTAAGACGGTACGCACTAGCACAGAACAGGCCAGAGTTTGGCTTTGTAGACTCAGGCGATTTTACCAATGCAGTCTACGAGTTCGTCCGTCAAACAGGTGCACCATTCGTAGCTTCTAAAGGCCACGACGATGGACGTATGAACTACACCGGTGAAAGTTCCGAGAAGCGGCGATTCTTCGACGAGTGCAGAGCGGATTTTCAATTGGAGCAGCGTCTGTGGTTGTACCACGTAAACGCACATAAATGGAAATCGGAAGTTCAGCAACGCTTCGCAACGAACACATTCGACGAAGCCCACACATTCAACGACGGGAGTTTATCGGTATGGAGTACGAAAGATCCGAAAGAGCACTTGCAGTACGCTCAGCAGATTTGCGCGGAGGAACGTCAGGAGGTATTTATCGAAGGGAAAGGATTACAAAAAAAATGGGTCGTGAAAAGTCGAAACAACCACAAGCTAGACGCGACAGCTCTAGCGATTTGCGCGGCAGCTTGCATGGGAATCAAGGTGATACCTCGGCAGCAACCGATCCGGCAGCAGATTCGCAAGCCAGAACCGAAACCGTTCACGGACCAATATGGTCGTCCGTTTCTAGCGAGCCAGCGGTGACAGTACCGATCGAATCGTACACGCAGACACCGGAACCAAAAGACGATCCCTTTGTTGTCGTGTCGTATCTGGAAGTTCCTTTGCTGCAAAACATCTTCGACGGATACTATAGTGAGCGAGTTGATTGCCGTCTGGATTCTAACCAAAAAAAGACATTACGTTATCTGCAGTTTGGATTGCAGGCACGCTACGCAAAGCTGAAGAACGGCAAGGAAGTAGCGAATGGTCAGGATGCGATCAAGTGGCTACTGGAGAACCTGTAGAATCGGCAAAACCGTTTTTCCGCAAACGGTAACAAAATAGGTGCTATGGCATATCGTTTTTGCATGCCAGCACCAACAATCGATGAAGTCATCGACGCTCTTCTAGACAACGCAGACTTTGAAGCGGCTCAATCCGTTTCGAAAGCAGCTTCGTTTGTTACTGCTGCTACTCAATACTTTATCCTGACACCACAGAGCCAGTCTGACCAAGGCTCGTCGATGGCGATCAGTGCAACGCAAATCGAGAACTTGCTTAATAGGGCTCGTGCGTTTGTATCTGCGAATAGGACTAACTCAGGCAGTGCCGTTCGATTTCTTTCTGTCTCTGGAGGATTCCGGTGATTAAGAAAGGACCGACTAGCCTGCAATCTGCATTCGATAACATCCGAGCTGACTATGAAATGAGTCGGACGAGTCGATTCGTTCGGCGCAGGACCGGAGTAGCCCCACAAGGAAGTGGTCCTGACTACCATTTTCGCAGCGAGTCGAAATACTACGATGCAATTGAGCAAGCACGCGACATGGACCGCAACGATGCTGTAATCGGTATTCTTGCCGATCGCCGAGTTGATAACATCGTTCAAAGTGGTTTTAAGCTAGACCCCAAAACCGGCGACAAAGGTTTAGACCTAGAATTATGGAACCGATGGACTGAATACGCAAACGATCCTGAGAAATGCGACATCGCAGGCGAATCGACTTGGGCTGAAATCGAACGCTACTGTGCTAGAGCGGAATCGATCGATGGTGATATTGTCATCACAGGAACTAGAGAGGGTTCGTTTCAGGTTATCGAGTCTCATTCCATCCAGACTAAAACAAAAACGCCGAACACTTTTCTAGGAGTTACGACCGACCAGTTTGGAAGACGACTGCAATACCACGTCCTCGAAGAGCTCAACGAGTTCGCAACCAAAGGCGAATCGAAGCCTATTGACGTTCGCGACGAAAACGGACGGCGGCAAGTCTTCCATGTCTACAACCCAAAGCGAGTATTGCAAACCAGAGGCGTGACACAACTGGCACCAGTCTTTGCATACGCTGGCATGTTAGAAGACATCAACTTCGCCAAGCTAGTGCAACAGCAGGTTGTGTCCTGCTTTGCGATCTTCCGAAAGCAAGGTTTAACTCCTGCGATGCAGATGGCTGGATACGGCGAGTCGTCAATCGAAACGACTCCAGCCGGTACGCGGCAGATTGAAGGCATCAGCCCAGGTATGGAGATCATTGGCAACCCTGGTGAAGAGTTGCAAGGCTTTTCGCCAGACGTTCCAAACAGCGGCTACTTCGAGCAAGTCAAATTGATTCTGCAAGTCCTCGGAGTCAACTTCGGTTTGCCATTGTGCTTGGTCTTGATGGACGGCAGCGAGACGAACTTTTCTGGATGGCGTGGAGCTGTAGACGAAGCACGAAAAGGATTCGTGGCCGATCAATTGAACCTCGTTCGACGGCTGCACAAACCCGCCTACGAATGGTGGTTGTCTCAGCTAATCGAGGAAGATAAAGAGCTTCGCAATTGGTCCGAAAAGTCCAAGGTAAAAATCTACAGCCACAACTGGAACCTACCAACGTGGTCGTACATCGAGCCAGTCGCAGACGCCGAAGGTGATGCCGTTCAGCTACGCAACGCACTTACAAGCCCACGACGGCTACACAGTGCGCGAGGTGGCGATTGGGAAGAGACAGCCGAAGAGATCATTGCAGACAACATCTACGCAATCGAACGAGCAGCGAAGCAGGCTGCCGAGTTCAATACTTCCAATCCTACAAGCCCACCGTTGACCTGGAGAGACTTGATCCCGTTGGTTATGCCCCAAGGTCAAACGCTTTCGCTGCAAGATCCCGCGATCGTCGAAGCACAATCGGCAGCATCCACAGAAGAAGCTTTAGCCGGTGCACTGCCGACTGGAGAAATGGCGAACCTTTCGACGTTGCAGTTCACTCGCAACCGCAAAGCGATCAAGAAGATCCTGGAAGAACTTGCCAAAGGCGAGACAAGCGAATCCGCAGCTCGCGTCTATCTAGGCGGTATCGGTCTAACCGAAGCCAGCGTGAACGCATTGATCGCAGACGCGATGGATGGCGCTGTAGAAACACCAGAGGTGCTTGCAGATGCAACATAAGATCACAATATCAGGCGAGATCGGCAGTGCAGAAGGTCAAGTATCGTCTGAGTGGTTCAAGTCGCAATTGCCACTCAACGGCACAGATCCGATTGAGGTTGCAATCCACTCCGAGGGCGGATCGGTCATTGAAGGTTTCGCGATCTACGATGCTATCAAGAACTACGCAGGTCCGAAGAAATGCATTATTGCATCGGCTGCTTTTTCTATAGCGTCTTTCATCCCGATGGCGTTCGATGATGTAGAGATCACGCCGAACGGCTACATGATGATGCACAACCCCTACGCCATGTGCGAAGGTGATGCTGACGAGTTCGTGAACATGGCTGGAATGCTGGAAGGCATGAAGACGAACATGGTCGCCGCTTACTCTGCCAAGTCAGGCAAAAGTACCGACGAAGTAAAGGCCATTCTTGACAAAGAAACCTATCTAACCGCAAGCAATGCATTAGCGCATGGCTTCGTGAATCGAATCACACCGACACCTGTTGTTGGTCGTGCATTTGCAAAAGTCCAATCGATGCCGCATGGGATTGTACAAGCGTTGTTTGGCGCTGGTCCTAGTGGCGATAACTGCGAAACGACAAAAGGAAACCCAATGTCAGAAACGCAAAAACCCGCCGCCGCTACGGTAACAGAGATCAAGCGGAAATTCCCAAAGGCGAAAGCCGAGTTCATCGTAAAGTGCATGGAGCAATCTATGCCAATGGAAGAAGTGGCTTCGGCAGTCGTTGATGAAACGATGGCTGAAAACGAAACGCTTGCCATGAAAGTCCAAGCGATGGAGGACGAGCTAAAGGCACTCAAAGCACAAGCTGCAGTAGCCTCCATGCCAGAAGAACAAGAAGTCGCACCAGTCGCTCGCGCCAAGTCTGGCGTTGCACCAGTCGCAAAAGCAAAAACAGGTGGATTGCTTTCAGCGAAAGCTAAGTGGAAGGATGCAATCAATTCTTACGTGTCCAAGGGACTAGCGAGAGATAAGGCAATCCTCAGCGTCGAGAAAGATCATCCGGGGCTACGCGAGCAAATGCTCGAAGAAGTCAACAGCTAAACAACAACACAAAACACAACTGAAGTAAGGGAAAACAAATGTCTCAATATGTAGACGGAAACACAAAAACGTTTATTGCTGACGAAGCGATCGCAGTGCATTTGCGAGTGAAGCTCGACAGCGATGGACGAGTAACGATTGCCGGGTTGACGGACAAAGAAATCGGAACTGTCGTAACGCCTGCGTTTGCTGCTGGCGATCCTGTCACGGTTCGACTTCGAACAGCATCTGGCACTCACAAAATGGTTGCTATTGAAGCCTGTGCTATCGGTGCAGTGCTTTACACAGAAACAAACGGCAAGGTTCAAGACACCGCACAAGCAACGTCTTTTCAAATCGGTACTGCTCTTGAAGCAGCCGGGGCGGACGGCGACGTGATTGAAGTCCTGTACATCTCGCACGGAGATACCGCAGCTTAATTGTTGCGATCAACCAATCAACCAAATCAAAGCAAAGTAAAGGAAAAACATTATGCCAGTTGGAGCAACACCAAGCTCGAATCCAGTAACGCTTCGGCCAGATTTGGCCGAGTTCATGGAGTTCGACATCGAATCAGAACGTCAGGGATACGTAGCAACGCAAGTTTTGCCAGTCGTTGAGACTGGTTTGCAAAGCGACAACCCAGGACGAGTTCCTCTTGAGTCGCTTTTGTTCGACGGAGAAACCCTCCGCAACAGCGGAAGCAACTATAACCGTGGAAGTTTCAAGTTCGAAACGTTCAGCTATTCGACCCATGAAAACGGTTGGGAAGAACCGATTGACGAACGAGACGAAAAGCGATACCAAAACCTTTTGCAGGTCGAGAGAATCGCTAACGCTCGTGCGCAAGGCGTGGTAGCACGCAACCAAGAAAAACGAGCGGCAGCACTTGTTTTCAATACGACGACATGGAACGGAGCAGCTCTGACGACTGCGATCACTCACGAATGGGATGATGCCACTAATTGCGTTCCTGTCACTGACGTCGAAGCAGCGGTAAAGAAGGTTTACGAAGGAAGCGGACTTTGGGCTAACGCGTTGGTTATCAATCGACAAGTGTTTCGCAACCTTCGAACCAGCAATCAAGTTCGCGATCGAATCAGTTCCTCAGGTGCTGGCGATCCTTCGAAAGCTCGCGACATCACTATTGAGATGCTAAAGGCAGTTTTTGATCTCGACTACATAATCGTAGCAGGTGCATCGAAAAACACAGCAAACGAAAACGCAGCCCCTACGCCAGCACAAATATGGTCAGGCGAGTACGCAATGGTTTGCAGGATCGCAACTGGAGCAGATATGCGTGAGCCGTGTATCGGTCGCACTTTCCACTGGTCGGCTGATGGATCTGTCATTGGCGGAACTGTCGAAGAGTATGAAGAAGTGCAAAGCCGGTCACGGATCATTCGCGTCCGTCACGAAACTGACGAAGTGATCATGTATCCACAAGCCGGTCACTTGATCTCCAACATCACGACCTAATGCCAACCCGCTTCGAGCAACATCTACGCAGGACTGTCGTACCAAATCTCGTGCGGCAGTTTGGCGAGTCAGCGGAATACTTTCCTTGCAATGGAGAGTCTCGAACCATCGAAGTTTTGGTGATTCGAGATCCGTTGTCAATTGCTTCCGAAGTGGGTGAAGTGCTGGTAAATGCTCTTGTCGTTCGTGTCAAAAACGCAAGCGATGGGATTACGGCAGATGAGTTAGACACCGGCGGCGACAAGCTGCTAATTGCGTTACGAAGTGGTGGTGATACTTCACTTCGTTCCATTGTTCAACTGTTATCGGACGCTAATGGTTTTCTACGTTTGCTGGTGCAATAAATGGCTTACACAGTCATCGAATCCATAGCTAGAGAGATCGTCAGCAGGCTTGAGCAAATCAAGATTGCAAACGGCTATGCATTCAATGTGACAAGTGTTATACGGCCAAATCGAAACGCAACTTGGACACCGGAAGATAGGTTAATACTTGTCAAGCAAGGCGATTCTACAAAGAACGAAGCGTTAAGCTGTCCAGGTAATCCACCAGCAATGGCATTCGACACCACTTTCGAATTGTGCGGTTTCGTTCGCACTAGCGACTTTTGCAGCAAAGAGTACGAGTCTATCGAAAACGATCGTGGTGCTCAGATTATCAAAGCGATCACGACTGAAGCCACCGACCCCAGCATGTGGTACACGTTCGCAAGTAACGCAATCATCTCTGACATTATAGAGGTCCGTTCGTTTGAAGAATCGGAAAGCCATAACGGCGTGATTGTGTCTCTGTCTGTCACTCACAGGCAGGACGAGAACAACCCTTACAACGTGAGGGCGTGAGATGAAAATTAACATCGATTCGCAATCGCTAGCCGCAGTCAGAAAGACGATTGAAAGCCTCGGTGCAAACATCAAGCGTGAGTTAAACGTTGCCGTCAACAAGACGGCAAGTCAAGTCAAAATCAAAGCAGCACGCAAGTTGAAAAGCGTTATTCCTGTGCCTGTGAAAGTACTAAAGAAAGCAATTGCAGTAAGCAAAAAATCTGACGTTGCGAATCTGACTTCCGAGATCCTGATGATTCAAGGATATCCGATTCCTTTGCGATACTTCGGAGCCAAGCAAACAAAAAAAGGCGTGACTCACAAGCGGGCTGGTGCTGAGAAAAGCCGTGGCGTTTTACCCAATGCGTTCATCGTTAATAGGTATCGCGGCAACGTTTACGAACGATCAAGCAAGCCACGCGGACCACTGACACAACAAAAAGGTCCAGCACCAAGCAATTACTACCAATCTGCCGGTGTCACAGACCTAGCTCTAGATACAGCTCGCGACCAACTGCCCAAGCAGATTAACGAGCGAATCAGATTTTTAACCTTAAAAGCTAAAGGCCAATTGAAAGGCAAACAGAAATGACATTACTGAAACGCAAACGAGTATTGGCCGCAAAGATTGAAGCAACACCAGGCACTGCAGAAACGCTTGCCGGTGCCGATGCTTCCTTTAACGTATACAACCTTATGGCACAACAAGAAATCGAACTTGAGACTCGCGAAGCCCAAGGCGGTTTCGGAATGTTAAATTCGGTCGTAGGTGGCTACAAAGGACGAATCACATTCTCTTGCGACTTCTCTTGGGACGGTACAGCAACCGAGCCATCGTGGGCCGATACGTTCCTTCCTGCATGCGGTTGGGTGAAATCCGGTCAAGTATTCACGCCACGCACGGAAGACGTTGGAGCAAACGTCAAGACACTGACGATCGCGATTTACCAAGACGGTGCACGCAAGATTCTAGCCGGTGCTGTTGGCAACTTCCAGGTGCTTTCACCGACTGGACGGACAGCCGTTTGCAATTTTGACTTCCAAGGAATATGGCAGGATCCAACAGCGCTATCAATTTTGGCACCTACCTATCCAACAGCAAAGGGATTGCGATACGCATCGTCAACAACGACATGGGCAAGTAACGCAATGTGTCTTGAAAACCTGACTCTAGATTCCGGGAACACAATCGTGATGAAAGAATGTGCGTCAACCGTGTCTGGTTACGATCACGGACTGATCACGAATCGAGTCGTTACAGTCGCAGGAAATCCAGAGGCATCCATTGCTAGGCTGGATCGATATACAGGATTCACGGCCATGAGCGAAGACGTTCTCACATGGAGCCTCGACGGTCCAACAAACGCAGTCGCAGTCTTCAACGCACCGAAAGCCCAGATCATCGACATCCAGGAAGGTGATCGAAACATGCTCGTCACTGACGAAATCACATGGCAATGCAACCGAAACGGAAGCAACATTGACCAAGAAATTTCTCTTACGTTTACTGCAGCTACCTAATGCCAGTTTTCCTAGAACCGGATCAGTCTTTTCCGATCGTACTCGATTGCGACAAAGACAAACCCAAGGAGTCGCAACCGACATTCCTCGTCAAATCGCAATCCATGCGAGGACAGCGAGAAGTGTTACGCGTGCTCGATGCAGCAACAGACGCAGCCAACGAATCGCTGACTGTAAACGAAATGTTCGAAATGACGATCACCATGCTTTGTAAAGTCATGGTCGGTTGGAGAAATATGGGAAACCATCAGTTTAGCCGCGAAGCAATCGAAGACATCCTAAGCTTTAACGAAGCGCGAGAACTACTTCGCAAGGTTGCGTACAACCAAGCAGTTCAGCACGAAGAAAAAAAAAGCTAAGACTAGCGGCAATGATTCGACAGGGCTTGCTCTGTCGCAACTGCACTATCAAGACATGCAAGGATAAAGGTACTGAGAGTGAACCAATTACAGTCGAGTGCCCAACTTGCAACGGCAACGGATGCGACCAGTGTAGCGATGGCTCTCTCGATGTCGTTGGCTGTCCTAATGTGCAATGTGGAGATGTGGCCTACGTTGCTCGGCTTGCTGACTTGTTCGAAAAAGGCATGCCACCTATTGCTGGTGGTGCTCTTGACCAGTCGGCTTGGTTCCTCGATGCCGTCTCTTTCCTCCGATCCGATGAAGCAAATCTAAGGGCAAAATCTGATGGCGAGTGAAAGCGTAAAGATCCTGATTGAAGCCGAGGACTTAGCGTCTGCCAAAATCGCTCAGGCGTCGCAGAAGATCGAACAGAACGTCAAGAATATTAAAAGCGTTGGCGACAAAGCTAAGAAGTCTACGGAGTTTCTTGGCTCTATCGCGGGCTTACTTGGTGGCTCTGAGATAGCTGGATTCGCAAGCCAATTCGCAGGACTAACAGAAAAGGTTAGTCAGTTTTCCGAAGTGTCAAAAGCTGGTGGTGCCGGTGCTCTTGCGTTCAAGGCTGGTCTAGTCGCTGCTGCTGGTGCTATTGCTTTTTCTATCGGTAACGCAATCGGGAACGCAATCTTCCAAGTGGAGAAGTGGAACAAGGAGATTGAGAAAGCTACCGAGCGAGCCAACGAACTCAAACAGTCGATCGCTTCTGTAAATCAACTTCGTTTCGACGACAAGACGGTAGATATTGAACTGATTAGAGATCCAGAAGAAAAGAAAGCAGCATACCAGGATTTGCTTGCTGAGTTAAAAACAAACTTAGTCGGCGTTGAACAACAAGCAAAGCAAAGCGAAAAAGCAGCCAAGGAATGGGGAGAAGCTTGGCAAATAACTGGAGACAGAAAAGGCTTCGCGAAGATGGCCGAAGAAGAGGCCAAGAACGATCGCGAACGACTGAAAGCACTTCAAGAGCAAGCGAAGGAAGTAGAGCGCATTCTTGGCATTGAAACCGAAAGAGCAGCAAAGCAAAAAGAAAACAAGTCAAAAGATTTTATAGATTCGTTACGAGAACAGCTTGCACTTGAAAAAGCAATCGGAGACCAGCGGTTTGAACTCGAAGCACAGAAGACAGCAGTTGGTGCAGACGTTGGTGTCGCTGCCGATTTACTAAAGCAGATCGAGGCACAAAAGCAACTCGTCGAAGCCGACAAGAAAGCCGCACAAGAAAAAGAACAAAAGATTAAAGAGGAAGAGTCGAGCCGCAAACGAATCATTGATCTCATCGCTAACGAGAACACAAAGAATCAAGAGCGCTTAGTACTACTCAATAAAGGCACCGAAGCAGCAAAAGTATTCAGCCTCGTTCAGCAAGGTGTAGCGCAAACCGAAGCGGAACGACTTGCCTCGGAATCCGAACGAATCAGCCGGCTAGAAAAAGACAAACAGAACCGAGAGGAAGTCAACAAAACTCTGATGCAACCGCAAGAGGCTTTCCAGTCTCGATTCTTAACTCGTGGTCCAATGGCAAATCCAAATGAACGACTGGAAAAGGAAGCCGAGAAGCAAACGCGACTTCAGGAAGAACAAAGGAAACTATTAGAGGCTTTGCGTGAAAACACCAAACCACGACCAGTCAACGTCAAAGATGTGCGATTGGAGGTGAAGGGTTAAATGCCAACAGTCAATCCAGCTATCAAGATGTGGAGTAACCAGTCGTCGAACGCGACGACATCCGAGAACTTTCGTAAACTAGAAGTCACGTTCTCCGAAACGTACCAAATCACAACGTCAGCAGACGCTGGTGAGCTCGATGTCTACACGCAGGCCGGATTGCCTGGAGTGGCTCAACCCTATCCAGGCTTCCCATTCGTTGTCGCAGAGGGTGCGCAACTCCAGCGAGTGTCTCCGATATTCTGGCTAGCCACAATTGAATACCGTGGAGAGATCGGTGGCATCGCACAAACGAGCGGAGGCAGCGAGCCATCGAATCCTACGTCTCCACTATACGCACCTCCACGCATCACATGGGACGACGTAGAAACCTCAGAAGACATCGACGTAGACTTTGACGGAGATCCGATCACCAACACCGCAGGGCAACCCGTAAAAGGTGTCAAAGCTTTGTTCTCCGATCAGTTGCTGACGGTAACGCGTAACTTCTTAGTATTCAACACCTACACGCAAGCCGTTTACAGGAGATCGGTAAACTCCGACACGTTCCTAGGCTGGCCACCAGGCACTTGCAAACTGATGAAACTGTCCGCACAGAACGTTATAACGCAATCCGCAGGTGGCAACGAGCCATCCTTTGGCTACTGGACCGTTACGGGTGTGTTTCAATTTCGTTTTCCGTACAACACGACACCAGACAAGGCTTGGTATGCGAGATATGTCAGCACTGGATTAAAGCAAAAAGACTCACTAGGTCGTCTGGTTGATGTCGTAGACGACAACAAACTTATTGTAACGACACCGTTTTACCTAGATGCAAACGGCAGAAAAACCACAACACCGTATTGGATCGAGACGAAACTTTACGGTTCACTACCTTACAACGCATTGGGACTAATCTAATGGCAAATTTAAGTCAAACCCCCGCGAACGTCGCAATGGCAGGGCCAGGACGGGTCAGAGTCGTACAGGTCGGTGAAGCAGTCACGCAGGGGCAACCAGGCTACCTACTAACCTCGGATTCTAAGTATTACCAAGCGGACGCAAACGCGTCAGCGACGACAGCTAGAGCTGTTGGTATCTTCCTGACTGCAGCAGCGACAAACGGGTACGCAGTATTTGCGGAAGGTGCAGGGCTTACGATTAATCTTGGTGCAACTTTGGTTGTCGGAGAAACCTATTGCGTCAGCGCTACGAAGGGAGCTATTGCACCTATTGCCGACCTGACTACAGGTGATTTTCCGTGCATTATAGGAACGGCGGCAACAACATCTTCGTTAGTGACTGTGTTCAGCTTCGCGGGTGTAGCTAAATAATCATGTCTGAGACTTACAGCGTTCTAAAGCCAGCGTTTGCAGACAAGCTACTAGAGCTCGTCCGTTGGTGGGAGCGCTTGCCAGATTCACAATCGACTGACACGATAACGATCCAAAAGCCGATCTTTTTCCGCAACGATTCAGGAGTCACGATACCACCGTATGGAGCCGTGCAGCTTAGCGGAACAATCGAATCCGGAGTACTTAACTACTCGACGGTCGAGCAAGCCTACGACTACGCGGCAACACAGTCAATTGTCGTTTTTAATAACGCTTTCGAAGTACTCGACGGAGACTACGGTTCAGGACAAGTTGGGCCAGTATTCACGGCAATTCATGACGCAGCGATTACCTACAACGTCGGAGATCGCATGGGTTGGAAGTCTTCAGCGTTCACACTTGGGCTCGGTGCTCCGTTAGTATTTCTTGGTCTCGATGACGTTGCTACCAACGCATGCAAGGTGGCTTGGGATCATTCCTGCATCATGGGGCAATCGATTCTACCTATCGCTGACGGTGCATCTGGTGTGGTTCGTCGCAGGAAACTCGGTTCAGGTGGTTTTACCACAGACACGACTCGCAGCTATCCAGCACGAAACGATACAGGTACGTCAATCGCTGCAGACAGCCGAATTCTCATGTTTCCATGCGACGGGATTTTCTCCATTGTGCAGGTGTGCTAGATGGGAAAAATCGGTAAGTGTTGTTGCGGCGAGTGTCCGACTCTTGAAGAATTGCCAGATATTTCTATTGCTGGCATGACTCCAACAGGTGATTGGGATAATTCAGTAGGTGGCAATATTTGCTGCTTTGAAAGAACCTACGAATACGACGAAGAACAAGAATGGGTATTGGCACTAGAGGACATCACTGTTGATCGAAGGCTGAACGCAACGAGCGTTGTCGAGTGGCTAAAGTTCAAGCAAACTCCTTTGATGTACTATCGACTTTCAAGAGTCGATGGAGGAGACTTTGAAGAATGCCCGACAGAAGGAGACACACAACCAGATCCTATAGATTGCGGAACTTATGTTCGATGTGCTGTTACAACAGATGAATGTATTAACGAATACCGCGAAAGAACCAAGTTTTGGAAAAAACAAAGAGATGTTATTGTTCGAATCACCAAGGGTAATGTGTCTTGCACTGCGACACCTGTCGAAAAATGGGTCGTGCAAGTCGAACAACGTTTTTGGTGGTCGCAAGTTAGCGCAATATGGGGTACGGCATTTGGTTATTTTTTCAGGTCACGAAATACAGTTTTCGAAACATGCTTTAGCGGAACTATGCCGACAGGCTGGACGAATACCAGCAGCAGCAGTGGTTCGCTCAGTTGGTCGAACGATCTAGGACCAGAAGACGGGACGATCACGGAAGATTTTGTTGTAAAGACAAAGACATACACTACACTTCCCGATCTCGATACGTTTTCGAGTTCAGACGCAGATCCGACAGATTGTTGGGTTATTTGCTCGATTTTCGAACAGGATAAAGAAGATCGTTCGTGCATTCAGACGGAAGAAATTTATTCAATTGTAACCTGCACGACTAATGTAGTTGAAAACGTTCTTTTAGATGGTTTTACGTCGACTCCTTGCACTGGAGTAATATCAAATCCTAGTGCTCCGTTCCAAGTGCGTCCTGGAGTTTGCAGTCGTAACGTTTGCATTCAGTGCGGTGGAGGTTCTGACGATATTTGGGCAATCGACTCAGTAGTAGCAGGTCCGACAATCGACTGTGAGGATAGAGAGTATATCGGCTATCGTGTCACCTCGTCCTGCGATGTATGTTCGAATGTCGTAACATTAACGACACCGACAGCTAGTATCAATTACACTTGCGGTCCGGCTTGCAACGATGGCAGCACCGGAGATTGCGATACGATTCCGTTTGGATGGTATGAGCACTTCACAGAAGAAAGATGCAAATACAGTGGAGGCGCGGTAGCTTCACAACTCTCGTTTGATTTTGAATACATAAACGAGGAAAGACAGTCTGATGTGTGTCATGACTTTATTGACGTTATTTTAGTGTTTTTCCCAAGTAACGTCACCTTGGCCTACATTGGAAAAGCATCGTTGACTTTGAATAAATACGCACCCGCGATAGCAACACCGCAAACGCTCGTGCCTGCAACGAGATCCTTGACGCTTACCACTTTTGAGGTGTTGTTTGCAACACCGCTCGTGACAACACCCGACACGCTTAGCAACACACTGACGACGTTCGCACCGACGATCCTTAATCCTGAGTCAGTTACACCAGCGACTCTAACGCTAACGCTAGCGACGTTTGGACCGACAATCGTTAATCCTGTCGAGACAACACCGGTAACGGCAACCCTCGTCGTATCGGCATTTACACCAACTGCTGCGACACCAGTCGTTGTCACACCGCCACCATTGGCTCTGATAATCGATACCGAAACAACCTGCGAGTTGATACTTACGACGTATCCTCCAGATGTAATTGTTGATTCAGTGCCATGTGTTCCTACTGTCTCAATTGTGAAAAGCGTTACACCGAACCCAATTACCTTGGGCAACATTGCTTCATGGACAATTACAATTACGAATACGTCGAGCTGCGAAGTTCCATCTGGGATCGAAGTCAGCGACCAATTGCCGGATGAAACGGACATACTCTATGAAACAGGTTCTCAATATGGTGGAACTTCAAACGATTCTACGTCAGCACCGATACTAACTTGGGTCCTTCCAGCAATACCAGTAGGAGACTCTGTTGTACTAGGTTATGACACAGACACACTTTCAACAGGCACATTTACCAACCTAGCAACAATCGATGCGGGAACTGGCATGGGACAATCAGACTCCGAAAGCCTAACCGTAAACTAACACAACAGAAGTAACTTGGGACGATGCTGCCAGGTTATGGAATTGGAATCAGCATCAGCACACAACGGAGAGATAATCATGGCAGCAGGATCTTGGACATTTACGAACGGCGGCAGAACCAGTCTTCTCGATGGCACATTCGATATTAACAGCGACACGTGGAAGATGGCATTGTTCCTTTCTACGTCGAATATCTCAGCAAGCAGCACGACATACGCAGGGCTCACCAACGAGCACGCAAACAATAACGGTTACACCACCGGAGGAAACGCTATAACGTTGACTCTCGCAGGCACCACGACCGTAACAGTAGATATTGCAACCGATCCAGTTTGGACCGCATCGGGTGGTTCTATCGTGGCACGCTTCGCAGTGATCTACGAGGTCGGTGGCAATGTGCTTTGCTACTGCTTGCTGGATAACACACCGGCGGACGTCACTGCAACTTCTGGCAATACCCTAACGGTTGCAGCCCATAGCTCTGGGGTGTTTACGCTGGCATGAAATTCTCCTGGAACCGAAGCCATTCTTCGCGAGAAGAACCAGAAACTAATGACGAAAAAAAACAACGAAGGGGTGCTTACGCGTGGAAAGTCGTTCACACCTATTCGATCACAACGCGAGAAAACTGGAATCCTTTTGATGCACAGCGTTTTTTCTTCCATGTGTTCTGGAACTTAATCCCAAAGGAAGGTTGTTCATGCAGCGAGTTTTTTGTTAATTATTGCAGTGCCCACCCACCAGATTTTTCTACGGCAGAGAAGTTTTTCACATGGACATGGGAAGCCCACAACGCAGTGAATGCCAAGCTCGGTAAGCCTGAGATTCTGTGGGAAAAAGCCTGCGAATTGTGGGTCTGGGAATAATTCCGAAAATCTTTTCCTAAAGCTGTTGACTACCGTAGTCCGATACGGTATAGTATCTACATCAGCCGACGATTGATCGGTTGGCCGCCTCGACGGTTTCGAGCTTTGGGAGATTGAGAAATGGCACAAGAAATTCGAAAACCAGCAAACTGGGAAAACAGCACATTCGAAGACTTGTTCACGATTGAAGCTGGACAAGCTTATATTGCCGAGCAATTCGGTGGAAGCGTTGACTCTGTTAAGAATTTTAGATCAAACAGAGAACGTTCTGACGCTTGCAGTTACGAACTATTTGAAGATGGGTCTTTGTGGTTTCACAATAACGCTCAAGACGAAATTTGGGCCGATGTTTCCGACTTCGTTCGTGAGCTGCAATTCACTGGAGTGTACTGGGAAGATACTCGTGATCGCGATGGTTTTCTAGTCGATGCAATGGATCGCAATTTGTTGGTTCACCTGTGGGGTGAAGATGACGCTCTCGAGTTTTTTGAATCTGCTGGTGGGATTGTGTCAGAAGTGGACGTAAACTAATGACCGAACCAAACGACTGGATACGAGACTCGGTTGCCAACGCAGCCGAGTCCCAAGGGCTCACCGCTTACGCAATAGCCAAGCTACTCAACGGTAGTCCGACCGAAGAAACGGTCAAGCGATATATTGCCAAGCGTTGCCATCTTGGCACGCAACATGTTTCGAAAATCTGCGATGTGCTCGGGTTGGATTTGCGGGTGAGGAAGAGGAAGAAATAATGGCTAATCAAGTATTGACTAAATTAATCTGCGATAATCAATTGCTTATTTTGAGGCACCATGCCGGAGAAATCCAATACGGAGACACTTGCTATCGGTATTCCAAGGATTTAATCGAGAGCGTTTGCGACCAGATAATTTACGACATCATTGGAATACATCCGCAATTCGGGGGTAGTTTTCATTGCGAATACGACGTAACATGCGAGCCGTTGCGAATAGAGGTGCATTTTTGGGAGTCAGCTACACACACTGCTGAGCAAATATGCTTAGCGTTCAGGAAGCTTGCAGACGTTCCTTTACTTGTTGTCGTCACTGCGAAATCTTCCGAATTTGAATCCTTGTGATCACTTAGGTTTCCTCCTCCATCCATCCACTAAACTGCACGTAGAAACCTCTCCCGTCAGACGAGGATCGAGGTAGCGTTTCGTCGTCGCTGACGATGCATGATCCATCGCTGCTGTTGCATCACCTCCTTGGTTCTTGACGGCACTGGCAACAGTTCTGCGCAAGCGATGGAACTTTGACCGCGAATCGCTTGGCAGGTTAGCACGTTTCAAGATCTGCGTGTATCGGTAGTAAATATGCGTCTCTGATCGATCCCAAGGAAACAGCTCGTTATAGCGATGGGATAGCGTAAGCGACGACAGCAATACCAACGTCTCGCTTGAAAGTTCGAACAGCTTGTCACGTGTTTTTCCTTTTCGATGGCACGCTGGAACTAGCAGATAACTACCGTGGATATTGTGCCGAGTGCAACGCATGATCGCACCGATCCGTTCTCCACAGTCGAGAAGGACACTTAGCAGCGATTGCCACCATAAGCTAGCCGGTGCTCCTGATACTGTGCCGTCTTCCTTCGCAACGCTCGCGAAAAGCCTCTCAAGTTCGTCAGGTAGCCATGCCATCGGCACTCGTTCAGGTTCGGGATAGAGTTGCACGTTCGGCCATGTGTCGCAATGTCTGTTTCTGTTAGCGAATCGCCAGATTGCTCCGAGTTGCCAAAGGTCTTTGTTGGCCGATGCAGTGGATAAACCAGAGTCAACGATTCGTGACATGTGGAGTTCAACGTTATCGTCGGTGAGATCATCGGTCGTGGCTTTTCTGCCAAGTGTTTTTTCGAAGCTGGCGATCGAGTGGCGGTAGAGTCGGATCGTGTTATGGCTTCTCATCCGCAGACGTTTGCGGCAGTAGAGTGCGAATAGGTCGTCAAGTAGCATTTCTGGAGTGTTCCTTTCGTGTTCGGAACGTAGCTCTCATTTTCGGGCTTCCTGAAAAAACCTCCGTATTTGCTCCTGTAGTCTGATCCTGATTTTCCGGTTGTAGCGGTCGTAACGATTATTCCGACAAGTTGGAATCCTGTCTCCTCCGTTCGGAATCGCATCTGTTTCCCTGGTGAAACTTCATTGCGGTTCTAAACGTGCATAGTGAAAACGCAATGGTTGGTCCTACGCTAGTGGATCATTACTACCCATTGCGTTTTCACTTGATTTAGTTCTTGCTAGGTAGCATAATTGAGGAATGATTGCAATGCTAGAGAAATGGATAACAGTTTCGCAAGCAGCCGAGATAATCGGTTGCTCAGGTCAACGTCTGCGTTTTTTGGCAAAGAACAACAAGATACGTTCCGAAAAGGTCGGATCTGTTTGGCTTGTTGATCGAAAACAAGCCGAGATGATGGCTGAAACACCAGCGAAAACAGGCCGACCAAGAAAAAATCAAAAATCCTCTTGACAAATGGTTGCAAGGTCGCAATAACTAGCACGTCGATTGAAAACTGTAGTAAGTGATCAATCGATGAACAAACTAGCGGCTTCTTGGATCTGCTGATCCACCTAGTCGTATTCAACGACTTTTTGAGTGCATGGCGAGCGACGCTAACGGATGCACGGATTGGAATCTACGCATGGCTTACGTGCAAAATGCTTTGTTTGAGACTGGAGGGTTTTCCAGTGCAAGATCTTTCCATGAATGCAAGACTCGACAGGAAGCAGCGTTGCGGTGGTTACGTTCGCAAAAGCTGCCAAAGGTCGTATACGAGAAGCAACACAAGGGCGCTAGATTAGCACCCGCTATTGAAGTCCTAAGGAATGGATGGGGGTTCGATATTCTTGGCGATGGTTCAATTGGCAATCCATACTTTCTTGCTGATAGGCTTCAGTATCCTACGCGGGTTCATGTTACGCCGCAAATGGAGGCTGCCTACTATGCTTCAGAGCATTGGACGCAAACAAGGACTGGGCGATTCGAGTGCGATAACTATTCGTGCCGCATCTGCACGATTGAAGAACCTGCGGCTTTTGTTCACCACATAAAGTACGACTTGTTCAACGAGTCGCTTGATGATTTGATTTCTGTCTGCGAACGTCACCACAAGATGATTCACGACAATTCAAGAATCGGCTTTCCAATTGGTTGTGATGTTTCGATAGCTGAGAAACTACTAGGCGTTCCGTCCTACTCTTTTGAAGACTGGCTTTTGCCGCTAGGTGGTCAGTCATGATTAAGAACGAGATCAACACATCACTCGCTTCTATATCAGCAGCAAAGAACGCACTCGTCGCAGCTTCTAACCTAGAAGACGTTTTGACGATTCGCGACAAGGCTAAAGCGATCCAGGAACTTGTGAAGGCACGCAACGCAAGCCTAGAGACTCAAAACGCAGCAGCAGAGATTCGATTGCGAGCTGAACGCAAGGCTGGCGAGATGCTGCATAAGATGAATCTCAAGCGAGGCAAGAAAGCAATTGATACCACGATGGTATCAATTAAAGACCTGGGAATAACAGGAAACCAATCCTCTCGTTGGCAACTAACCTCCAAAGTCAAAGAGCGAGACTTTGTGAAAATCGTCACCGAGTGCAACGCAATTAGAGAGGAGTTGACGCAAAAGAGGCTTTTAGATTTTGCGAAGAAGATGACAAAAGCCGAAAAGCTAGAGTCTGAAATTATAGAGCAGCCTGAATCGGAAGATGGTTCGGTTGTCGACGACCTAACGAACTTAGAGCAACGCAAGTTTGGAACGATATACGCGGACCCGCCCTGGCAATATGGCAATCAAGGTACTCGCGCTTCGACTGGTAATCACTACAACACAATGACTCTCGATGACATTTGCAGTATGCCGGTCGAGTCTCTTGCGGCTGACGACGCCCATTTGCACCTATGGACAACGAATGCATTTTTGTTTGATGCAAAGCGGGTAATGGACGCATGGGGATTTGAGTACCGTTCGGTATTTGTTTGGGTAAAGCCTCAAATGGGTATCGGAAACTACTGGAGAGTTTCGCACGAGTTTTTGCTGCTTGGCATTCGTGGAAATGCTAAACGATTTAACGAGCACAACCATATGAGCTGGGCTCAAATCGACAGGTCTAAGCATTCAGCAAAACCTGAGCAGATACGCAGAACTATTGAGAAAGTAAGCAACGGACCTTACTTGGAGTTGTTTGGAAGGAATCAGGTTCATGGCTGGACGGTGTTTGGTAATCAAGTATCAGCACAAAGTGTATTGGCAATTTAACGAGGAATTTTAATCATGACATTTATAGTCGAATGCGAAGTCGAGTTTAGCGAGGCACAAATGAAGATGCGAGAGGCTATGGAGGCTAGGAAACAAAACACCACCACAAACGTAACTGTGGAGGGCTTACGTCTCTCGGTCGAGATAGTATCGCTGATGAATCGATACGGCTACAAGCTTGGGGATAGTGATTTGTTGGAAGTGGCGAAGCTGTGCAGCAAGGTGGCGAAGTAGGATTTTTGAATCGGCTTGAAGGCAAGGCTTAGCGGGAACAAGGTGTTATGCCCTCCTTAAAATAGCTAAGTGAAGTTGGTTCGATCCCAACCCGATTCATTGGTTTAAGTTTGATGGAATCTTTAGACATGGAGTGTTTTTATGTTGGTACTCAGCAGGAAGAAAACGGAATCAGTTCGCATTGGAAGCGACATCGTTATCACGATTATTGAAATACGCGGGGACAAGGTACGTCTTGGGTTTAACGCACCGAAGGACGTTTCGATTCATAGGCAAGAAGTGTACGACATCATCATGCAACAAAGCGAGGAGAAAATCGCATCATGACTGCAATTCAAATGGCTACTCAATCATACATCCGATGGATGGTGCGAAGCGACTTATCCTCAGTAGTCGCAATCGAGAAAGACGTATTTGATTATCCTTGGTCGGAGCAAGAATTCCTCATCGCACTGCGTCAACGAAACTGTATCGGCATGGTCGCAGAACGAAACGAAGAAGTCGTAGGGTACATGGTCTACGAACTACACAAGACACGCATCGAGTTGCTGAACTTTGCAGTCCGTGCTAGGTCGCAACGTCTTGGTGTTGGTTCTGCAATGATCGAAAAGCTGAAGTCGAAACTAGCTTACGAAAGACGGAACAAGATATTGCTGGAGCTACGTGAAAGGAACTTGGATGGACAGCTATTTTTTCGCCAGGCTGGTTTTTTATGTACGTCAATTTTGCACGGTTGGTATGCAGTCGAAGAAGAGTCCGTTGCGTATCGAATGCAGTTCAGTACAGGAGAGTTGCGAAATGGCTAACCTATACGTCGAAGTAAAGATCACTTGGTTTTTTCAAACTTCTCCAGCCAACTATTTGTTTTACGCTGACCCGAACAGCGATGCTTTTACGGATGGCAGGTTCAGCGATTCGCGAACGCATTATGCGGTTGTGGAAATTGTCGGCAATGAAGCGTTGACGTTGGCACAATTGAAGGCTGATCTGTCGGAGAAGTTTCGGCATCAACCAGCGGTGTGGGAGGTGAAGCCGATTCGCAAGTATGAATACCTGGAGGGGATCGAGAGACTGAAGGGAAAGGAGTGCAGGGCATGAGCAAGAAAGCAGACAAATACTCTGCACAACGTGAATGCCGATTACTCAAAGCGGCAGGCTTATCCGACGAAGAACTGCTAGCACGCGGTTTCGATCGCA